ATTTTGTACTGATCAACCAATAGTAACATTTAGCGTGAATAACGGACAATATACAAGCAACACTACAACAAATGAATTTATAGTTTATGAGTAACATACACATACATAATTTAAGCGCATACACAACGCCTACAATTCAAGAATCTAAGCGTGATGAGTGGGTGGAATTTGGAGAAGACAATAACTACTTTCAATTTTTAATTGACAGATACACGAATTCAACAACAAATAACGCCATAATAAACAATATTAGCAGATTAGTTTACGGAAAAGGTTTAAGTGCATTAGACGCTTCTAAAAAGCCTAATGAGTACGCTCAAATGATGACTTTATTTAACAAAGATTGTATTCGTAAAATCATTATAGACCGAAAGATGCTTGGTCAATTTGCATTACAAGTTCATTATTCAAAAGATAGAAAAAATATACTTAAAGCTTTTCACATTCCTGTTAATTTAATTAGAGCAGAAAAGTGCAATAAATACGGAGAAGTAGAAGGTTATTACTATTCTGATAATTGGGAAGACACAAAGAAGTTTGCACCTGTAAGATATGCTTCATTTGGTACATCAAAAGACGATGTTGAGATACTATTCTCAAAGCCGTATGCAGTTGGAATGAAATATTATGCTTATCCTGATTATCAAGGAGCTTTGCCTTATGCACTACTTGAAGAAGAGGTAGCAGATTATTTAATCAATGAAGTTCAAAACGGATTTAGCGGAACTAAAATAGTTAACTTTAATAACGGAGTTCCTTCAGAAGAACAACAAGAGATTATCTCAAGAAAAGTATTAAACAAACTAACAGGCTCAAGAGGACAAAAGGTTATAGTTGCATTTAACAATAATGCAGAATCTAAAACAGACGTAACAGATATTCCTTTAGACGAAGCACCTGCACATTACACATATTTAAGTGAAGAATGTACTAAGAAAATAATGTTCGGACACAATGTAACTTCACCTTTGTTATTTGGTTTAGCTACTTCAACAGGATTTTCTGCAAATGCAGACGAATTAAAGAACTCAAGTATTCTTTTTGATAATATGGTTATACGACCAATGCAAGAGGAAATGTGCGAAGCCTTTGATAAGTTACTTGCTTACAACGGAATTGCTTTAAAACTATTCTTTAGAACATTACAACCTTTAGAGTTTACTGATTTAGAAAATACACAAACTGCTGAGCAAGTTGCTGAAGAAACAGGAACTGAATTAAGTTCACAAACAAACGAACTTATAGACTTAGGAGAAGATATACAAGAAGATTGGGTTCTAATAGATGAATTTGAAGTTGATTATGACCAAGAAGATGCAATTGACGCAGAAATAGAACAAGCAAATAATCCTAAGCAAAGTTTGCTATCTAAGGTTTACAATTTTGTAAGCACAGGAACGGCAAACCCAAGAGCATCATCTAAGCAAGACAATGTAATTGATGACATTAGATTTATTACGCGATATAGATATAACGGAGGCATAAGCGAAAACACTCGCGAATTTTGTAAGTCAATGGTAACTGCAAATAAGGTTTATAGAAAAGAAGATATTATTCGTATGGGTAGTATGGACGTAAATAAAGGTTGGGGTCCTGAAGGAGCTGATACTTATTCTATTTGGTTATACAAAGGTGGTGGTGATTGTCATCATAAATGGATGAGACAAACATTTGTAGCATTTGATAAAGGAATTGGAATAGATCCACTAAGTCCTAATGCAAAAACAATAAGCACAAATAAAGCTGAAAAAGCTGGATATAGAATAAGAAACCCAAATCAAGTTTCAATGAGACCAACTGATATGCCTAATCAAGGCTTTTTACCAACAAACAAAAGATTTAACTAATGGCAGAAGCACTTTTAGTAACTAGAAACGATATTGTAAAGTTTACTGCTATGAACGGGAACGTTGACACCGATAAATTTATTCAATTTGTTAAGATAGCTCAAGACATTCACATACAAAATTACACAGGAACAAACCTAATTAATAAGATTAAAGCAGATATATTATTAGATACTTTAGCTGGTAATTATTTATCTCTTACAGAGGTATATTTAAAGCCTATGTTAATACATTGGGCAATGGTTGAATACTTACCATTTGCAGCGTACACAATCGCAAATAAAGGAGTTTATAAGCATTCGTCTGAGAATAGCGAAAACATAGACAAAAACGAAGTTGATTTTTTAATTGAAAAGGAAAGACAAATAGCACAACATTATACGGAAAGATTTATTAATTATATTAGTTTTCATAATAACTTATTTCCGGAATATTACAACAATCAAAATGGGAATATGTATCCCGATTCAATGAACAATTATACAGGTTGGTTTATATGAAAAAGAACTACAAACCAAAAGAAGAAAACATTAAGAAGTTAAAAACTTTTTTAAAAAAGATAAGCAATGGCAAACAGTAATAGTTGGGGCGATGGCTCTGAAAATAATTCAATAAATTGGGGTAAAGCTGCTTTAAATGCAATTAGTTGGGGTAAATCTCAATTAAGTTCTTGGAGTGGTTTAACTAATATATCTGGTACTTCATCTTCTTCTTTTGATACGGATGCTCAATCTTTTATAACTGCTACTGCAATAACAAATACTACACAGCAAAATGCAATAGACACTTTGGTTCGTGGTTTAAAAACAGATAATATTTGGACTAAACTAAAAGCAATTTATCCATTTGTTGGCGGTTCTTCTACAACACATAAGTATAATTTAAAAGACCCTAGAGATTTAGACGCTGCATTTAGACTTGCATTTAACGGAGGGATAACGCATAGTGCAACAGGTGCTTTGCCTAATGGAACAACAGGTTATGCAGATACTAAATATAAACCATCTATTCAAATAGTAGATACTGATAGCACACATTTTTCTGCATATTTTAGAACAAACGATATATTAGGTACAAGAGAAATAGGTGCTAATACAATTTACGGATCTGATGGAGATTCATTTTCTGATGCAGAGGGACAATATTTATATAATTTAACCGCTGCTTCTTATTTTACTAATGGATATGGATTTGGAGGATCATTTGTTGACTCATTAGCAGGTCAATATATAATAAATAGAAATGGTGCTAACTCAATAACCGCGTATAAAAATGGTAGTTTAAGAAGTACCGCATCTCCTGCTAATCAAGGTTTGCCAAGTGTTAATATGTTCTTAATGGGAATGAATGAATATTTCCCTGATTTATCAGCGTCAAATACTTATTACGGAAAAAGAGAAATAGCATTTGCTACATTAGGTACAGGTTTAAGTAATACTGATGCATCAAATTTATACACAAGAATTCAAGCATTTCAAACTACACTTGGAAGACAAGTTTAATAATTAAATTATGACACAACTTCAAATATTAGGAATAATCTATTACATATTTGCTTATGCAGCATCACTTGCTATGTATTGTTCAGGCACTTTATATGTTGCTTTAGGAGGTTGTGCTATATTCTTCTTCTTAACTTACCAACTTATTCAACAATTTAGTTACGAGGAGGAAGAATGAGACTACAATTATTTATATTATTAGCTTCAGTTAGGACAAGTTTTCCTAAAATACTTGCTTTACTTTGGACATTCTTTATGCCTATAAGTGGTTTAATAATGTTAGTAGGATTTTGTATTTGTTTAGATACGATCACTGGACTTTGGAAAGCTCGCAAGTTAAAAGAGAAAATATCAAGCAGAAAACTAAGCGGCATAATTTCTAAAATGATGCTTTATCAAATCACCGTTATACTTTTTTTCCTTATAGACAAGTTTATTTTAAACGATATAATGCTGACATTCTTTTCAGTTCCATTAATGCTAACTAAAATAGTATCATTGATTCTAATAAGTATTGAAGTAATGAGCATAAACGAAAATGTAATCGCAGTTAAAGGATTAAACCTTTGGGAAGCAATGCGAGGTTTATTTGCAAGAGCTAAAATAATTAAAACAGATATAGATGGACTCAAAGATTAATGCATTTGTACATTGGATTCGCAAATGGGAAGGTGGACTTAGCCGTCACACTTCGGATAGTGCAAGCTCGCATCCTTGTCCTACACCATTTGAAGGCAAAAGTGGTTATCACACAAACGCAGGCATAACTTACGCTGCGTGGGTTCATACATTTGGACACGATAATGATAGCAGATTTCTAACAATGAATAGCGAAGATTGGTTTAAAGTATTCAAGGGATCGTATTGGGATGGCGTAAAAGCCGATAGTATCAATGATGTTACTTTAGCAATATTCTTAACTGAGATAGCTTGGGGAAGTGGTACAAGTCAAGCAATTAAGACAGTGCAAAAGTGTGTTAACCAGTGCGGGATAAAAATAGCAATAGACGAACAAATAGGAATGCACACAATCACCGCAATAAACTCACTTAATGCAAGGGAATTACTAGCAGTTATGTTTGTTGAACGAGAAAGATTCTTTAGAGCAATAGCTAAAGGTAAAAATTCTGTATTTCTTAAAGGTTGGTTGAATAGATTAAATGATTTTAAAGCTTGTTTTTATGACATCTAAGAGACTTTTATTACTTTTAAGTACAATCATATTGCTTTTTGCTTGTAGTCACTCTAAGCGTGCTATATGGCACTATAAAAAAGCAGTCAAAAATGGACTTGAATTAATACAAAGTTCAGACACTATCCGAATTTCAACTATAGATTCTATTCCTGTTATTGTAGATAACAAAATCTATTGGGAAAAGATAGTAACGCATAAAGATACTATCATAAAATATGCAAATATTTACATTCCTAAAACTAGATGGCAAACTAAAATTGAATACAGGTACAAAACAAAAGTACTTAAACAAGATGTGCTAAAATACAAGTACATATACAAGGATAAGAAGCAAGAAAAGGCCAAAACCAATTGGAAGTTGTTCTTTTATGGCTTAATAATAGGCTTTGTTTTAAACTTTGTTTTACGAATACTCGACAAAATATACAACCCATTCAATAAATAGTTTACATTTACAAAAAAAATTTAAGCTATGGGAAATTTTAGACCGCGTATTTCACGCGAAGAATTCGATGTTGTTACGCAATACCGAGCAATCAAGAACGCTACTGATGCAGCAGACATTAATGATGAAGATGTAAAACACGGATGGCTAAAAACCAAAAGTGCAAGTTTATTCTTTAAGAATCCTAATTTTAAAAACGAACAAGAAGCTAAATTACATTCTATAAAGGAATCTATTTTAGACGAGCTGCGTGATTACGCACCGAAATATCCAACCATAACACGAACGCCAAGTAAAGAAGGTCACTTATTAGTTATTGATCCTGCAGATATTCACATTGGTAAACTTTGTGAATCATTTGAAGTAGGTGAAGACTATAACACTCAGATAGCTGTTAAAAGAGTTAGAGAAGGAGTACAAGGACTTTTAGATAAGTCTTCAGGCGTTTGTATAGATAAGATTCTTTTCATCGGTGGTAACGATATTCTACACATTGATAATCCTAAACGAACAACTACCAGTGGAACACCTCAAGACACGGATGGAATGTGGTATTCTAATTTTCTAACAGCAAAAAAACTTTATGTTGAAATTCTTGAAACTTTATTATCAGTT